AGGATACCGCTACGCCGACAGCGAGGATGCTGCCGTGGGATCATTCCTGCGGAAGTCTCTCACCGACAACGAAGGATTCACCGCTGGACAAGTCCTCGTGATCCCAATTCCTCTGCCGAACAGCCAAGCACAGCCGCCGCAGGTCGGCTGATGATACCTGTTTTAAAATTTAACAACCAACCAGAACGAACAATGAACGAATGTAACGACCCAGACCACGGTGCGATAAATGCCGAAAGATCTGAATCAAGAGGCTTGCGTAAAGCGTGGATAGAACTTGACGATAAAAGGCAACAACTTGAAAGCGAACTAACCGCAGTCACTGAGCAGCGCGATGGATTACGATCAGGCATTGATTATGCAAGCGATCAGCTACACAAAGTCACCGAGCAGCGCGACAGGCTGCAAAAGATCGTTGATGAGCAATGCCGAGTGTCGTCAGTATGCCGCGAATACCGAGAGCAGCGCGACAGGCTGGCGGAGGTATTGCGAAATATTATGGCTTATCGAAAAGGTGAAAAACCCCATGACTATTGGAGATTACCTTTTGAAGAACGAGAGAACGCAGCTTTTGACGCATGGATTCAAATTGAAAATAGTATAAATCAAGCACTCCAATCCCTAACCACGAACGCAATAGCGCAGACACCGCCGGATTCCGGCACGAAAAATCATGGATAAACCACAAGACCCCGAGGCGGCGGAAACCGTCCAAACCAAGGAAATCCCGGCGGTTGATCTGCCGCGACTTGTTGTGCTTCTTCCGTGTCCGTTTTGCGGCGCGAATGGAGCCTATCCCGAGGACATGGAACCCATCGGGGAGCTCTACTGCCAATGTTCCGACGATAAATGCAGGACGTTCGGGCCGAGCGGAAAAACGTGGATGGAAGCAGGGCAAAGGTGGAATCTCCGCACTCGGTGCGACTTCTGCCTGGAAACTCCACTTACACCCACCGAACGGGAGCACGCGCTTTCCATTCTGCACAACAGCCAAGCACAGCCGCCGCAGGTCGGCTGATGCTACCTGTTCTAAAATTAAATTTAACAACCCGAACGAACTATGAACAAACCAACCACGAAAAAAGAATGGGCAGCATACCGCGCGCAATTGACCTGCATTATAGGCAAAAAAGAAATATCTCACGCGGTAGATAATAGGTTATGTCTAGAAAAAACAACCATAACATCTTTATATCATTTGCTAAATGCCGTCCACGATCTTGCGTTATTAGCATTTGATCCAAACGACATAACAACCAAGCAGAACGAACCATGAAAACAGACACACCGAGAACAGATGATTCAGAAACCAGAGTAAGAAAAAATGGTTTTTCCCCACTCATCGAATACTGCTATGCGAACGACATGGCTAAACTTGAACGCGAGCTCACCGCCGTCACCGAGCAGCGCGACAGGCTGGCTGAGGCTTTGGAACACTCCATGAAGCACATGAGGCATAGTCTCAACTGTCCCGCTAAAATCACGGAAGGACTCCATCCATGTAATTGCCAGATGGAGTGGGCGTATGACAATGCAACCGAAGCCATCCAATCCCTAACCCCGAACGATAGGGCTATGACGCCCGCAACTGAATCAGACCATGGAAAGTAACAGTAAGGCTATTGAGGGTCGGTCATCAGCCCCTTGTTCTGGATTCTTCATCGTGAACGACTTTGATAGGCCTGACGAGGAACGAATCGCCCAGCAACGCGCCGATGGAAAGTTCTACTATATTCATCCGACGCTCCGAAAGGTAAAACGATATTGGGGCATGACGCCGGAAAATCCAACGCCGCTTGAATCGTTTGGAATCTCCATTGCTCTGATCGGCGGCGAGTTCCGGGGATGTCATAACAACGAATCGACGGCGACCTATCGCGACGGCAGACCTCGCCGATGGCAGGGTGAAGGGTTGTTCTCATTCTCTTTCCAGAACACCAATGGGGATGCACCCGCACACGAATAAACTTTATGGAAACCAACACAAACACACCCGAAGCCAAACAGCCTGCTAGTGCGGGTTGTCATCCCACGACTTGTTCGGCTGACGAGGCGCACCGCCACCTCTATCACCCGTGGTGGAGCGTGAAGGAAATGGAAGCCATTGCCACGCTCGCGCACCGCCATCACATGAATCCCGTGGAACTCATCCGCGATGCCGTGGGCGGGTGGGATCAGGCCTGGCAGATACGCCATTCGGCACGATACATCCTCGAAGATGCGAACCCCGAAAAGCTGGCCGAAGCCTGCGGACTCCAGCTCGGAGTCATCACCGCCGCGCTGAAAACCATTCTGCCGAACGCCGAGTCCATCCACCCCCACCATAACCACGAAAGACCATGATAAACGATACCACTACACCGAAGAAATCCAACGCCACCAAACAAGAGGCTGGTGGGGGTTGGATGAGACGCCTTGTTCGTCCTCTTTTGTCCGCTACGTCAATAGCCGCGCTCATGTGGTGCGCATGGTTGGCGGTCAATGGCAGCGAAGGAGCTGGGAGGATACTCCAATTCGCCGCATGGTTCATGGCCATTACCATCGTCGGCGCGGTATGGCCGAAGGAGTTCGAGGATCAACGATCAAAAGGGATGCCGCTCCCGAGGTGGATTCACTTCGGAACGGGGATCGCGCTTATTTTGTTCTTGGTCTGGCACGGCTGGATATGGACGGCGATTGCCCTTGTCCTGCACGAAATCGGGACGGCTTCAATTCATCGGACGAACAGCCAAGCACAGCCGCCAAAGGTCGGCTGATGCTACCTGTTTTAAAATTAAATAACCAACCAGCGAGAAGATATGAACCCTCTATTCATTTACACTAAAAGCGGAGACGTAAAGTGCCTTGGTCTTAATGATCGTGAAACCCATCAATTTCTTTTAGATTCAGGATGGATGCTTTCATCTTCAATCGAATCGGGCGCATGGATCGAGCACCTAATAAAGAATCGCGCAAAGGCACAAAAACTTATTGATGAACTAATCAGAAACAATCACCCAAAACAAACAAACAAATGAATACACAACCAAGCACAACGAAAATGCAAACACTAGAATCCAACTATCGCCAACTCGCCAGAATTGATTTCCCAGAATACAAGGGGAGACAAATCTACATGCACTCATTCAACACTGGACGGCCTAATATGCCAGAAGGATTTGAGGACTATTTGGAACCCGTCATGAGACTGGTATCCAGTGCGGGGCTAGGCGCGATTGATGTTCACGTCACCATAGATGAAAAGGTGGTTAGTCCAGGAATGGCTCAACGCCGACCTGGACCCCATGTGGATGGTTGCTTTACGGGCAGCGCGTGGGGACACGGAGGTGGAGGCGGAAGATGGAATCACAACTGCAACGAAATCCCCGCGCTGAAACGTATGTCGATCATCGTGGCAGCATCTGTCTCAGGATGCAAAGCATGGGCTGGAACTTTCTTCGGAGACCCGCAAAATGACGGAGATTGCTCACACATCGTTAGCGGAGAGGGGGAGGTGCTACCTGCGAACGTAGGGTATTTACTAAGTCCTGACTGCATCCATGAGTCAATGGTATTCACTGAGACTACGCAGCGTCAATTCCTGCGGATCGCCTTTGCAGTATAAACAAACACAAAACTATGAACACACAACCAAGCACAACAAAAAAGATAGAAGCATGGCTAAGCCGTGGCTACAAACTAACGCCCCTGCAAGCCCTAGAAAAGTGGGGCTGTATGCGGCTAGGTGCAAGAATCTACGAACTCCGAAAGGGAGGGATGGATATTCGCACCATGCCGATCACTCGCAACGGAAAAACCTTCGCCCAATACCAAGCAGTATGAGAGCCAGCGACAACGGATTTAAAATAGTTGCTGGAAGGCCAAGGAAGAAACCTTGGGAGCAAAAAGCCTCAGTAGCTCTTCGACTAGAGCAGGAAACCTACCAACGCATCCGCCGGTTAGCCGATAAAAGGAAATGCAGCGTGAGCCAGGCAGCGGAATTGCTAATCAGAACGCAAGAGTCTGAGCGGATCGAGCCGACCCTGCCAGTTGACTATTCCCACATCCTCAACAAAGCGGGAAGCTACACCGTATCACAACTCCTCAATCTACCACGATGAACATACTACGAGGATTCCCAAAACGATACGATGATGCCCCTCCTGCTCATGGCGATGGGTGGTTAGCTAACTACTCCCAAGCCCTCGCTACAACCGATTCTGGAGGCATTACAATCCTCTATGGAGGCTATGGCACAGGCAAGACCCGCATGGCATGGGAGGTAGCGAGAGCGCACAAGCCCAAGCGACCTAGCATGAACTGCGGAGGAATAGGCTGGGTGACAAATATAAAGAAACGCCCGATGATCTACACCACGGCGGTCAACCTCTTCTCCACAATCAAATCCACTTACACGGCTGGATCTGAGAAGTCGGAGAAGGAAGTGGTAGCAGATTACTGTGAAGCCGCCCTGCTGGTGATTGATGAAGTCCAAGAGCGCGGGGAAACCCAATACGAGGACAGGCAGCTAACCGCTATCATTGATGCACGATATGCTGCTGATATGCCAACAATTCTGATTTCAAACTACACATGGGAGAAACTAGCATCTACGCTTTCCCCAGCGGTGATTGACAGGATTGAAGAGAACGGAGCAAAACTCGCCTTTACTTGGGATTCATTCAGGAGAAAATAATGAACACAAAACCATTCCAAGAAATGATACTTAACTACTCTGCAAAGGAGATCGCCGCAAGAATCGGATGCCCTATCCCAACAGCCTATGATTGGAAGTCGGGAAGGCGTAGTCCTCCGTCTTGGATGCAGGGAATCATCATCGAAATACTGTTAAACGAAGCAATAAGACACAATGAACGCTGACATATTACTACGAAAGATAGAGCTTGCCGTCTACGAGATGGCAGAGGCTGAAACCTGCGAGAGACGAGCGCACAAATTACGCATGGACGCTACGAAAAGGATTGCATCCGTCCACGCAGAGATGCAGATTGCTGTCAATGAATTTAAAGACCGCATAAATGCTCAGAAACCTTAACTAAACAATCTCCAATACAATATGAAACAACCATCAATACCAATAACGTATTCCATGCAGGAAGCTAAGAAACTTGGCTACCAGTCAATCACTACAACGTATTTACTTAGTAACCCACTTGAACGAAAATATCTAGTTAAGGTGTTAATAGATATGGTTGGTATTGACCATTGTTTGATCGAGTCAAGGGGAGGATTGGAAGTCGCAAGACCCAAGGATCAACTATTATGAACCTGTTCCCAGAACTACCAGAAGAAATGTCGCCTCGCTTGAAGTGGATGGACGGTAAAAACATCCGAACAATGAAAACCAAGGAGGGGAGATGGATTGCCTACATGAGCGAGACGCAGCACCATTACACGCATGAGGATGAGGTTGACGCAGTTGTCGGGCTTGCCAAGAAACTAAAACTCAAACTTTGGAACGAATGAAAATCATCATCGGCATAGACCCAGGAATTAGCGGAGGTATCGCATGGATTACGGACGGGAAACCCTGCGTGGAGAAGATGCCGGACACCCTGCAAAACTTGTGGGAGTTACTTCGCGACATTGCCAGCGAAGGGGATTGCCACGCCTACCTTGAGCAAGTCCACTCCTCACCGCAGATGGGAGTGGTCTCTGCCTTCACTTTCGGCAATGGCTTCGGACGCCTTGAGATGGCACTAACCGCAGCGGGGATTCCATTCACTAGGGTGCGCCCTCAAGTATGGCAAAAGGAGCTTGGATGTATGACGAAAGGTGATAAGAATGTCTCCAAGCGTAAGGCACAAGAGCTTTTCCCTAGCATGAAGGTCACTCACGCAACCGCAGATTCTTTACTAATCGCAACATATGGAACTAAACAACACTGATATGAAAGATAGAGAAACACATCACTACCTGAAAAACTTTCACGAAGAGCTTGGGAAAGCTACTGATTATCTTTTAGACCGCATTGAAAATGACAGCATCCCTAATGGTCTTAAGCATTACGGAATACCAGTAAGATGCAAAAACAGATTTGTTCGTCTTTATTATTCTGTTGATACACAAGAGTTTTACTTATCAGGTTTTGATTCATCTGGAGAAGTAAAACATATTATGCTAGGAGTCCGATCACTTCTAGACTGAATCATTTTTGTTACAACTTACCCGCTTAAATCGTGACGAGTTATCATATACAAAACATGACGAAAACCGTCATAATTTGCGTATTACGTCACACTTTGTTGCCGATGTGCTACATTTACCTAATGTCGGACATAACCAACATTTGCCGACATTTTGTATGATTTATAGGTCATTTATTGCCTAGATACTTGTCGATTGTCTCCTTCTGGAAACCAATAACAAGCAATGCAGGGATGATTAGGTTCTCCATAATCTCCTCAATCGTCATATCATCGTAACACGTCTCAACGGTTACCTTGGGATGTAGGTTTTGCGGTGATTGATCTAGCTCTGTTGGTTCAAGTGTAATTTTCATAGGAATTTATAGTAAACTGGATAACCTGCTGTTGATTTACGGGAAGTCAATACGCCAGATTCGATCAAACTTTTCATTTTGCGCCTAGCGATTGAGTCTGAAACTTGCATGCCTAGAATAGCCATCTTTCCGCGGTATTCAGCAATGGTAAATTCGCCTTCCTGCTGTGGTTTAGCTTGTTCTGCCTCGGCTTTGATAAATGCGTCTAGCGCACTTAAATGATCCCTTGTGGGCTGATCCAAGTGTTTCCCTCTTTGGTTACGTGCCATATCTTTGTGTCTCCTGTTTTAGTGTTTATTATTCCGTATGCAAAACCTTGTCTCCAGCCCAGTTTGGCGGTATGTCTATCTGCGTATTCCATCTGGTCAATATCACCGATGCAGCCGATTGAATGAGCTTCCCCACCATCAATGTGCCGTGCTGTGTATTGGTTCGGTGCGTGGACATGACCGTGGACGCAAGACCCATACTTTTCAAAGTGCATCTTGGCTGGATTAACTCCGCTGTGAAAGCCGTGAATGAGTTTTACCTTGCTATCTGGTAGTGTTAAATATGCTCCAACTTTATAGGGAATCCACGTGATTTTAAGCTGTTTAAACTTACGGATAGATGAATCAACTAAGCCTTGACAATGATCGCGGATAACCCCGTTTGTTTTACTGTGCGCCCACTCCCAGATCCTAGCGTCATGGTTGCCTAGTGTAAGCAAATTCGGGCGGTATTGTTCCAAGTATCTGATGCCAGCTTGGTAATCTTCCGATAACAATCTTGCTTTATCATCAGCACTAGCCCCGCCTCTGAGGGTAGCGAAATCCCACAAGTCCCCTAAATCAACACGAACATGGGGCTTCCATGTGTCACAAAAACCCATGAGTTTTAATAAAGACTCGCCATGCACAAGTTCGCCGTGACTATCTGCTGCTATAATAAATCTTTTAAAGCTCATAAGTTTAGGGATTCCCAAGCAGGGAAAAATAGTTCATCAATGTTGGCTTAATTATCCGTTATGGATTTTTATTTTGTCCTTTGCATGTGCATTGCATCTCTTGACCAAAAAGCACCAGCACTAAGCCATCCGTGCTTGGCGAATACCTCAATAACGCTAAATGGCATATTGGCACTTACTGGCCAAGATTGCTTATTGCGATTAGTCGCTGGCATAAGATCAATGGCAGCTCCCCTAGCGTGCAAAGATGGCAGAGATCCGCCCCGCATAGCTCGGTTGTTGTAGCATCCCGCATATTGACTTAAAGCTATTTTACCTTCTGGAATTGTAGCAAGCTCACGAATAATGCGATTTAACGAGGCAGAACATGCTTTATTGATTCTTATTGTCTTAACTGCCTGCCCATCGTATTTAACGCCTAAACCCTGCACGTCTAGGTTGACAAGCTGGGATTCATCGCCAGGCAGACCGTAAGCCGATGTGAGGCTGTTTTGATCGGTTTTAGGAATATGCAAGACATCCTCGCATGAATCCATCAATTTTCGTAAATACTTCTTACAAACAATTATGGATTTTTCACCCCAAAAACCATCTGGTTCAGCACCAATTTTAGCTTGGATGGCTTTAATCTGTTCCGTTGTCATTAACGTCTTTCTAGCAATATAATTCCGATAATCAACAAAATAAGTGTGATTGACACAGTTATTTCAAATAATCTGTCTGAATCTGCAATCATTTTTTTTTGTAACTAGCCCATCCACCTACCCTTACGGCGGTGTAAATTGTTCCGCGTGTTAGCCAGCCAACTCCCAAATTATACATTGCTTCTTTGAAAATCTCATCCGCTTCTGGACGAGTCAACATTGGGTGTTTTATGTCTGATGCTTTGGAATATAAGTAATCGTGGACTAAGGCAGCCTCAAAATAATCGCCATTAAAGGGGCTGAATATAGCCCAGAACGGACGTGGCACAGATGCACCATCGCTAAGAAAACCTTTAGGTATTTTGATTGTGCCGTAGCTGGAAATATATCGAAAATCCTCCAAAACCCGTATCAGCATTGATCCATTATTAGATCCATACTTCTCAAACTTAGCTGGAATATCTGGAAAGGATTCAATCACTTCCTTTTTTTGATGAAGTTATACAGGGTAATCGATCCAATTAAGATACCGATGATACCACCTGTCATCCTTACGCCGTATTCGAATTGTTCCTGGAACGTGCTGATGACGCCAAGCAATGACGCCATAGCCCCGACTGCGCCGTTAACCATATTGTAAAGGGGAGAATGTTCGTGCATGGTTTTAAGTTACGGGTGATCCTGTGCCTTCGCCGATTTCGTCATCGTCATCTGGGTCGATCATGGTTTTAGAATTGAGAGTTAGGGTCTATGATTGATTCTGGTGAGAGGTCAACCCGTGCATCCAATCCACCGAATGCGCCTACAAGTTGGGCAAACTCTGGGAAGTCAACGGGGGTCATTTTTCCGCGCAAGTTCGTTGCCATCATCTCATCATCGAACGGGAGGAATACTTTTCCTGCGTGTTCACCTGTGAAGATAGGGTATTTTCCAATTGTCCAGTAGTGAGGGAGTCCACGCGATTCTTGCGCTGCTTTGATGCCTGAAAGGATCGCGTCTGCGGTGGAGGGTGATGTGATGAAGCCGATCATATCAAGGTAGTGTTAAGCCTGTGCATCCTTCCCAGAGGTTTTTTAGGTGGAGGGTGAATAATGTGTCGTGTGCCGATGAAAGACCCGATCCTAAAACAAAAGCCCCCGCTTGAGCATTTGAAAGGTTTGCTGGAACTTTATTCCCAAAGTCATTTTCATTTGTAGCAAGAAAGAAAAATGTCGATGGGGTCAGTGCAGATGCGTCACTAACTGAGGTCGAACCCAAGGTGCTTTTCCCCGCTGCTGCGCGTCGATAAATTGAACTATTGCCGCTTGTCTTACTTCCGCTAAAAATGCCATTTTTAGTTGCCGAACCCGTTACTTCAGTTGATGATAAACCATAGCGGTAATAAACGTTTGAATTTACGCAGAACATGTCTGAGGTGCTTGTCCCACCCGCTCCTAAGAATGAGGTAATTGCAACAGATGGAGCGGTGTAATGCAAGATGGCAAGATACTGTGAACCGACTGTCATCCCCGCTCCCGCTGGGTTTACTAATGTATCGAAATAACCCGTAGTTCCATTCCCCTGCACATATCCGCTCGCATGGGTGACTCCACCAACGAACGTGCCGCTAGTTAAGCTGATCATGTCGATGGCGTTGGCGGCGGCTACTCCCCAGATTGGGAGGTATAGGCGTTTTAGTGACGTGTAGTAGTCTGCTTTGGCTGATTTATAGAAGTTATTGATGTAACCTCGTTGTGCGCTCGTGACAGTTGCTCCTGCTGCTGTGACGGCTGCAATGTATCCTTTAGCGGATGGATCAAGCCCACCAACCATCCCGCCACCAAGCATATTTGAAAGAGAGTAATTCATTAGTAGCGCATCTGCATATTAGCGTTTGTGAAAATCCTGTTTGCAACAAGCTGTAAAGTGTGTTGTTCGTCAATACGAATCATCTCTTCTTGGAGCAGCATATCTGCCTCTTGGTCTGCAATGACTGCCTTCTCTTGTTGTCCCTCTGCACGAAGGTAATCGGCATACGTCCCATGTGCCATGTATTGAAACCATTCAGCAGGAATAGCAGTAGATTCTCCTGCACCATCACCGAAGGTATCGCTGAACTGTGCTTTATAAGTAACGAAAGCTGAAGTAGGAGCAGTATTGCCAGCTACCAAGGTAGCTCCATCGGCTGTTACCATAATGTCATACTCTTGGACGGATGTAGTCAGATACGGGGCTTGGACATGGATACGTAAGTAAGTATCAATAGAACTCTTACCAGATTCCGTATATGGAACTACATTGTTAGCAACATCACGCTCTTCTCCGATTTTTAGGAAACGAGGCCAGTAGTTAGTCGAACGATACGCCCTTAATGCACGGCGGTTAATCAGAGCTTTGATTCTCCCAAGCTCAAGGGTGGCAAAGACAACCCCGCTCAGAGACTGGATCAAAGACAGTAGTTCTGCGTAGGTTCTTGTTTGCATTAAATGTTACCTGCTTTGAGGTGTGATTGTGATTTGAAAAAGTCACGGACGAACTCGCGGTTATCCCAGCATTCGCTCCCGTATTTATTTGCGAGTAACATATACTCGCGTTGCGGAATAGATCCAACAGGTTTACCTGCGATGGATTTCACTTCACGCATTTTTTTAGCTTCAGCAGCGGCTTCGATTTCCCTGCGTTTTTCCAAGCTCTCGATGAACTTGCGTCCTGAACATAACTCACGGACAAGGGCAGCATTGATCTCTTCTTCTTGAAACATAAAGAAAGAAAAGGGAGAGGGATTTTAACCCCCCTCCCCTCAATTTGGGTTTATGGGGTGATTGCAAATGGATCGAGGATGGTCAAACCAAACACGATCTCACCACCAGTAATGCTTGCAACAGTTCCGCCAAGAGTAGCGATAATGTTGACAGCAGATGTGGTGTTGTTTACATAACCAGGCTCAGTATCGACTAGCGATCCCGTATTGTAAGCCGTTGCGACCAGAGCATCAAGGTCAGTTGATGCAATAAGTCCAGCAGCAGTTCCGGTAACGCCAAGTGTCAGAGTAATGTCAGAAGCACCTGCGATGGCACTGATAACAGTTACAGAGGCATTGGTGACGATACCACCGCGAGGAACTACACCGATTGTCTTTGCGGCTGTGCCAGCAGCAACAAGGTCAGTGGCAGTCATGCGGAAGTAGTGGGTATACCCACGCGATTCATTATTAGCTAATTGAGGCATAATTTTATTTCTTTCTTTTTGTCGGGTTTAGTAAGCGATTTTACCATGTGCTTGCGGATGTTTGACACACAGAGTTCCTGCAACGTCAATGAATCCACGCTCACCACCACCTTGGTTCTCAAGACGAGTAGCACCCATAGGGATAAGGGTGTGAAAGCCCAGATACTTAGGATTGAGGACGTAGCCTACGTTGGTTGAACCAGTTGGCATACAGCTAGGGTTACCGTTCACGATCTTCACAAGACCGAAGTCGGAGTCATACAGGTTCACCGAAAGGGTGATCTGCTTGCTCGTAGCGTCTTGGTTGACGTGGTAGGTAACACCAGCGGATGAAGGCTGGGCGCGGGTGAAGTTGCTGATAAGCTGACGAAGTGCCACGTTAGCAACAAGGGTCAAACTGTTCATCTCACCGTTCTTAGCGAAGATCGAACCGATCATCGTGTTGAACGAGGACTCGCTAAGGGTCGATGCGATGATCGAGCCAGAAGGAGTGCGATAAGCAGTAGGAACTGGGTTGGTTGCTTGAGCGGTGGACTGAATCCACTTGCCAAGACCGCGCATTCCGTAAGGAGTGTCAGCACCGTTTTCAACCGTCATCTCGTTGTTGGAGGCGATGGTTGCTTCGATGTCGCGTTTGATCTCACGCATGGATTTAGCTTCTGCTTGTGCCACGTTTGCAGGGCCAACACTGGTGACGGCTTGCTGAAGGTTGGACACAATGTAGTCACGGCGCATGAGTTGGATGTAGTTTCCAAGACGGGCGCGATCTGCGAACTTGTCGGAGAACGAGGTAACGTCGGAACCTTCGCTGATACCCGTGGTAGAGGGAGCGGCGAGGGAATCAACAGTCCACTCGGTGTAGGTGGCGGATGCTTTACCCTTGCCGCAAAGCGAAAGGATAGGAGTCTCTTCTGGAGCGAGGATGGAAAGCTCGTTGCTGAGATCCTCACGGTTAGAGACAGCGGAACCCTGACCGACTTTTGCGGCTGGGGCTGATGGCTGATAAGTATTTGAGATAGGCATTTTCTTAGTTGGTTAAATTTATTTGTATTTAGCGATTCTTGCGGCAACCCATTCTTCTGGACTTCCACTCTTTTCAAAGCGGTTATATGCATCTGAAACCTTTGTTTTAGTAGAGATCGAGGATTTCGCAGCACCCGCACCAAATGGGGAAGGTGATGGGCTGACTTTCAGCTTACTCCCCACCGCAGGTTGCTTCTTAATTCTCGTTCCACCGTTAATGGAGTTTGATGCATGAGCCAAAATATATTCTATTTGGTAGCCAATTTCAGGAACTTGTTTACGTAGCTTTTCGATTAACGGGTCAGACACCAAACTCTTGAATTGTTTCCCGACAGTTGTGGACTCATCCTTAATGTCTGGAACTTCTTCTTCAGCCGCAGCGATGTATTGACCTTTCAACTGTTCCATCTGGGCAATCTGTGCAAGATGTGCCTGTTGTGCTGGAATGTATTTGGTCAACGCTTCACGGGCGTTTCGGTTGGCTTTACGAATCTGCTGCTTGGTAAACTCTCGGTCGCCTACTAGGATTATGTCCTCAGAACGATAATCTTCATATTCTTCAAGTAATTCATCAGTTGAATCTAGGGTTTTCTCAAGTTCTTGATATTTCGCTTTTAAGTCATCAATCGACTCTATTTCACGGAATGGGTTTTGTTCTTGAGGGACTTCCTTGATTACCGGTTGAGATTGAATCTTTTCCTCCAGGGCTTTTTTCTGAGCGGTTAGCTCGCCAATGCGTTGAAGCAGTCGGCTTTTACCCTTTTTGGCTAGAGATTGGATCTGTTCCGTGGTCAACGACAGTAGATCAATTTCGCTTTCCTCCTCCTCTTCTTCGGGTTCCTCCTCGATTTCAGATTCCCCATCCTCGGTTGGAATTTCTTCCTCCTCGGTTTCGGATTCTTCTTCTTCGGGTTGCTCCTCGGATTCAGGTTCTGGATTTTGTCTTGCCGTTCTCTGAGCTACAAGCTCTTCAAATGACATATTGGACACTGATTCGATAGCTTCAGCGGTAGCTTCTGGATTGCTCATATTGGGAAACGCCATTTACGCTCGGCGGTGCGATTTGCAGCACACTAATGCAAGTTTGTTGCACTTGTCAATAGTTGATGTTAATTTGTTTTAATCGAGTGTTTGAATTTAATTTCACCGATTGGTGAAAAACATCTTGATTCGCCAGAAATTTATGCTTACATTTCTCTTGACGAGAGGTAGCACTCCAATTCACAAGAATTTCCCTGAGCTGGATTTATCCAGAACTTGAAAGCTCCGAGTGCGGTATTGCTACCTGCCGCCTCGGAGTTTTTCTTTTCCAATGGGAAGGCTACGAACATATTGAGCCAAGCAGTCTGAGAGATGGCGTGAAGTTTGGCTAGTTGGAGATCATCAAGGTTCTGTGCGTTTGGGTTGTCAGCGCATGGGTAATCAGTCGCAGTCGAAAGGCTGGGCAAGCCTTGCATCAAGCGGAGAAATCCGCAGGGAGAATCTACCGAGACAGTCCTCCTCCCGATGCAAGGTCGGGTTCAATCCCCGTCGTGAGAAAGCAAAGGGGTGGCTCCATACAGGGACGTTATCAAATCACGGTTGATTCTTTAACAGGACAACCGTGTCCGCTTCAGGAGCTCACCATTAAGGACATTATCTTTTTGAGTGAAACGAACTGATTCTTCTTGAATAAAGTAAAAGAAAAGGGAAACTAACCCCGCAAGAAAAAATATGGAACACGAAAATAAAATGGAAAAAGGGAAGGTGTATTTAGTAACGCTAAAATCTGGAGTCGTCTTTTTGGGATTGGTGATGACCATGCTCTCGCTGATCCTTCCTTGGTTCTGGGTGAAGTTGGCACTATTATTTGCATCGTTAGTTCTGGCGGTTGTCTGCTTACTGACTCTGATCCGGCGGTTCTTAAATTCTTCAACGAACGTCCAAGCTCATACACCCGCCACCAATGAACTCTGAACCAAATAAAGACGCTCCGGCGGGTTGTATGAAGCGACTTGTTCATCCTCTTCCCGAATAACCATGGAAATCAAACACACAATCAGCGCCGCAGAATACCAACGGTTGAAAGATCACAGCGCGATGCTGGGCCGGATCGCTGGAGTCGTGAGCCGATACGCCCACACGCCAGAGACGACAACCTACGAATGCGTCGTGGCACTCAATGAACGGGTCCGCACGCTCAATGCGAAGGTCCGCAATCACAAAAACGCCGGGGGCAAATTCCTCGGATGAACAGCCAAGATCACTGACGCTTGCGTTCAGTGTATCGACCTGTTCAAACAGAAGAACCGTAGAGGAATTAACCCCTACGGCTCTCTGAACACACAAACACGCCGAAAAACAAAACGGCGAGGCAATAAAAGCAGAGAGTGTTGAAATGTCAACCTTCTTTTTTCAACAAAGATAGAAGCTCATCCAATGTTGACACGCTGCCAACAATCTTCATTACTTCGTGGGTATCTACGCACTGGCGAAGATCAGCAAAGAATCTCTCGCGCTCGTCTTGGATGAACTGGATGATTGCTTTGAACTCGTCCCTGACGGATAGAGCTTCAACTGCTTGCTGGATGGTTGGCTTAGGTAATGGGGTCATGTTATTTTATTGATTTGTTTCCAGGGCATCTCCAATGTTTAATTTTTCCATTATGGTTCAATTAGGTATTCGCATTCAAAAGCAATAATAGGCGGCGGGTCAATCAAAGAATAGTATTCAGGCTTTGGAGCAGTTCTACGCAAGCAATTCTCGCAACCTTCACGCCAGTCCCACTCGCCATCTTCATCAAACCCTACTCCATTGCATCGGGGCATGTCATTTGAGAGTCTGTTCATTTTTTAGTCTTAGGCTTAGAATGCGTCAATGGTTTACTAGATGCGGTATGCTTTGCTCCAGTGTGGATCTGACCGTTTATCTTGTGAACAGCCCCAGTGTGGAGTTTGCCGCTTTTTGATGTATTCTTCTTTCTTCAGGTTATTTAGCTGTGATTCAATATTGCAAGATTCTTTATACATTGCCAAAGCCACTTTCTCCCAATCAACATCCCATATTGGACTGCCATCTTCGTTTCGTTTTGCTAAATCCCAAGCTTTCCACGTTTGAGGATGGAGATTTACACCATTTGTGATCCATGATAATGACATCTTTTGCGTTCCGTTATTGTTCCATTCCTTGAGTTGTCATCCCGCCCATTTCAGCGGGGGCTGTTCCGATTCGACCAATCTCAGCGTTCTGAGCCTGTTGTAGCTGGAACTGATACTGTCCCATGTATTTCTGCAAGCGACCTGCAAAAGCCTCGTCAGACTGCGCTCTAGCCGCAACATCGGGCTGCTGGACGTATGCCTGAACAAGCTGCATTGCAATCTGCGCGCCGTTTGGTTGAGCGGGGACTTCAATACCAGCGAATATCTTGGCAAGGTCATCGGTGACGTTCTTCTGAACCTTCTGCTGTGCCTCCTCAGCGGGTAGCATGGCGTAATCCGCAAAGATTGGATTGATAGATGTAGCTGCAAACTCAAGAACTTTGTTAATATCAAATATCCCATTCGGATCATTCTGAACCAACATCATTATGTTTTTCAACTGCGTCTCTGATGTTTCAGGATCATTCGATAATGAATCAAAGGAAACCACAATTGAAAAGTTTTCATCTGGGCTACCCTTGGTCATCACTTGTGGGTTTGGATTACCAGTTACTTGGAAGAAAACCTCATCTGGCCCCATTCTCTGATACAATTTCCATGCCATCGCAAGAACATCCTTTACATGATCTAGGAACTTTCCGATGTAGTATTGTTGACGCGCGGACGAAAGGGGATTTGTAAGATCCAAACCAATAGCCCGATCAGCTTGCGCACGCATCGAAAGCTCACTTTCAACAGAACCATCATCCCTCGGAGGAATTGGCCCAAACGCAATTTCACCCAAACGCCGATACGGGACTCTGCGACCTGGCCCCCAATCAGAAGGAGGACGTCCAGCAGGGTGCATAACAGGAGGTAAAGTAGCAAGAGACGCGCGATCAATCCGGCTGTCACGCTCTGTCTTAATTTGCATCTGTGGGCCACGGAGAATGTCGGAGAAAGTCTGAACCTCATACATCCTTTTCTGGTCATTGGCAAGGCGGGTGACTACAAATGGGTAATCATCATATCCGTTCAATAGCTCATGCTTGGCAAAGCCTTCTGTTTGCGGGTGGAATACTGTGCAATAGATACCCTCAGAACCATCTTCTTCGTCAATCAAACGCTGATACGCATAGACAATCATCACAAGGTCATTGTCATCGGTGATTGGTAGGCGAGTCTGGGTTTTAACCTTTTCTCCATCAAGATACATGGAATCCTTACCACGAAGCGTTTGAATGGCATTTTCCACCCAGTCTTTGTCCCAGCCTTCATTGGTTACCTTTTTCTCTAGTTCTTGAGCCGTAAGGAATGTTCTCCAGAACATATACGGTGCGCGTTGAGGATCGGAGATATAAGATGGGAACATTACTTCGCCATCGGGAGCGCAAGCATAGACAACGGGGCAGTCAACTGTTTGACGAGGAAGTGGGATTTCCGCTGTGCCGGTCTTACGAAGGTCTCTAATTGCCTTCTTAGCTCTCTTAGTCGAAAGCTCTGGGAAAGATTCCTGTATCAAGTCAATCAAGATTTGGTCATCTTGCCCACTGAGGATAAGCTCCACAAGGTCAGGGGATAATTCGGCAATTTGCTGAAGGCTAATACTCTGAAGATAAGAACGCTTCTCACGATTCCAGCCGACGTAAGAAACCATAATCCCCTTCTCCATTAGATAATTTCCGCCAAGCTCCATTTGGCGTTTAAAGTCTGGGATATAGGAAGAACGCATCCATTTAAGAAAGCCTGAGACAACTGCAGCTTTAGGCATTGCTGCCATCGATGTTGGAAACGCTTTGATATGCGAACGTGACAATGCTTGGTCAAACAAGGACACATACATATCAATACGCTCGCCAACTACGTTTACCTCTTGGTCAGAAGCACCCTGCCACGGGAAAGCATTCGCCCCGTTTTTACGAAGGTCATCGGATTTACCATCCCAAATGTTTCTGCGGTCATTGTAAGAACGTAAACATGACTCAAAGTAATAATCTAAATCAACTAAACAGGTGTCATAGGCATTTGTAAGCGCACCAATATCAGGTTTCTTATCCACATAGATAAGGGACTCATCTTCTATTTGTTGAATATCATTCATGCTATGTATTGGTAGTAATCTCCAAGGTCGGAATTGACAAGTATAACATCAACTTCCTTTCCAATCAAGCGTCTTGAGATTTGGGCTGGAACTTTAACATTAATACTAAACCCATCGATTCTTCCTTTTACCCATGTCGGGTTGTTACAAGTGCCTAAAATCATTGCTCTTAATGGAGCTTCTGAGATTTCTGGAATAATAGCTTCAACAACCTTTGCTGGTCGTCCTCGTTTCTTTGGTTCTTTTTTGGTATTCATCTTAATAACCTCCACCTCCTTGAGTTGTAACTAAACTTACGGAATTGTCAACGTGATCTATCCCAGAGATTGCTGCATAGCGTAAAACATCAATAACATCCTTCCAAGCCTCCTTTAGCCCTCCATCGCCAGTATATTCCGATAATCCTTGGATAATGTTCTCACAGTCAGAACTAATATAGAAATGCGGTCTATTGACAGAATCCAGGGGCTTAGTTGTATCCCATGCCATTTTCCCGATCAATGCTTGCAGCCCATCGTCAATATCAAGACCTGGAGCAGGAATACAAACCATTCCAGCATCGTTCAAATCCTCGATAATTGAAGATGAACCATCCTGCACCTGATACTTTGCAGCTCCAAGCCTAGGGTCAATTAACCTCTCAAAAATCTCCTCATCACCCTCCACTTCCTCGATAAGATCAACATAGTCGCGGATGCCGTATCCCTGCCCTTTGGCTCCCTCTCCAGGCATCCACTTGCCATTTCGCCATTCTGCCCAGTCCCCTACGTCAACTCCAGGCCATTCACGATAAACCCACATTGTCCCCGTTTCATCAACTGCAATCCAGCACATGAACCAGTTTTTAGAACCAGCAGGGTCGATGATATGATACCTTGTAATATTAGTTTTAGGAATCTTGTCAGGATCGACCACGTTGACCACTTTGTTGAATTTAGGGAACTTCGTAGCGTGTGACTTCATTGGCACGCCGTAAGCACGAATCAGAATTTCCTCCCGTGTCCTGCCTTTCAGCGTTTCCTTAATTCGATCATATCCACCAAAGGCATTGTCCTGCGAATGGAAATAATGCACGGAAGCATTGAGTTTCTTGGACTTTTGGACATACGGAACAAGTTCATTATTCAGTAGTTCGGCTTCACGGCTTTCAATGGTTGTAGCACCATCTAGGTATTCTTTGATTACCTCTGTCCACCCATCAATCGGAGTGAACGTCACCAGCATCTTTGAGTTGCGAGTTGCAAGTCGAAATCGCAACGTATTTATCAACTCAGGGCCAAGCAAGTATTCATCGAGCCATACGCCGATATTGTGCCAGACAGGATTCCTAGAACCAAGCTCCGCGCCTTCCAGAATCGTAGGGTTGTTTTGATACTGTGAATATGTCTTGAAGATAATCTGCGATCCGTTCGGGAGGATTAGCGACGAATCAGTGAACCCTGTTTTCTTCTTGTAGGAGATATAAGCATTTGCGCTAGTAAACTTAGTCTTTAGATACTCAGGAAGCCAAGCCCACACCGCGCTTTGTTGCTGGCGGATGGACACCTCGGACGTTTGGGCAAAGCAGAATATCTCAGAGTTAGGATTTTCCACAGCAGCACGGACAACTGAGAACGCACCCCATTGAGTTTTCCCTGACCTGTTACCTCCCAATGCTAGAATTTCATTAACATCATGCAGTTGTTCCTCTGCTTTTGTCCAGTGAGGCAAGCGAAACCCATACTCATACGGGTCTTTCTCAGCATTCTCAATCGCTTCATGGTAAATACGATGTATAGACAACACCTCTTCTGGTGTCATTTCGATTATCTCCTCATCCGTTGGAGGCTTGAGTATTTGATGCGACCTCCAAATCATAGAACTTCTGCTTCAATTACCTTACCTTTAGCAATGCGTGATCTAGCTTCATTGATAAGGTTTGCAGCGTCATCAAGACTTGCGCCCTTGCGATGCTCAACAACGGTAGTTGCCATGCCGGTAAGTTGTGCTGCCTTGTCCGTAAGGATGCCAACAGTAATTGCCAGCTTCTCAGGGGAAATCTTAGCAAGGCTGTCAGGGTCATCAAATAGCTGTGTGGCACGTTCAAGTAGCAAATCTGTATATTCCTGTGCCGCAATAGCATAACGCATGGAGAACTCCTTACGTTTTGTTTCCAGTGTATCACTGTGCCGCCATTCAAGCCCACGGATAACATCTCTGCCTAGGTCTGTTTTCTTGGAAATCTCGGTTATCCTTGCGCCCTGAGATAAAAGGAATAAAGCCAACGCTGCTTTGTGGGGAGCGTAATGCTCGACATTATTACGGGCAAGTAACTTCGCACGTTCACGCACTTCAAGAAACCACTCGCTCTTGTCGGGTCGGTCGTCGTAGTAGTTCTCTTTGAACTTCTCTAGTTTTTCATCGCTCATTACGTTTTTCACCAGAGCTACCTAAAGCCACGGAGATTCCAGTTGCAACACTATTATCGCGTTTTAACCCACTTGTAAACTTCTTTTGAGGTGGACTTATTGGCTTTGCGTTTCCTTCTGGAGCAAGACGAACATTTGGCGCATCCTTTATGATCTCACCTTTCACGTTAATCCGTGGAGCTTGTGGCATAAGGTTAGCCTTGAGCGTGTAGTAAGCATTGTTGCCATACGGAATAACCATATCACCAGTAAGGTCTGTGAATCCATCAACTCTATCGTAGGCAAACGTGCGGTATGTTCCCGTTTGTTTATCCATGCCGAGCTTGTCAAACATTGGATTGATAATACGCTGTGACTTTGTGTTTAGTCCTTGAACTGCGTTGATAAACCGCTGTCTATCTTTCCATTTCTTGCCGCCAACGCTTTTGAAGTAGCCATCAGTTGAAACACCCTTTTTGTGCAGCTTTGCTGTCTCAACAATATCAGTCAAGACGTTTGCCCTAGACATACCCATTGTGGCAGCCCTGCGTTCAAACCTATTGATGTTTAGCCCTAGCTGGGTAATATCCATTGCGACCAAGTAAAGCCTTCCGTTCTTCAACATGAAGTCAATCGGCTTAATCTTATTGGCAGTTTTTCCTGCGTCTTGAACGGAACGTCCTTGCTCCATCGGGGTGTAATCCAATAAAGCTGCTTTATCAGCATCAAAGGTAGATTGAATATGGATAAGCTCTTGCGCTCCTCCTTCTTTAATTACTCCTGCTTCTTCAAGTGCTTGGATATGTTCATCTGAAAGCAAACCGGTTCCATTGCCTTTTTTGTCTGGAATCATCACTCCTTCAATCAAAGGTTTGCCATCTTTGACGTTCTTCTTATTGATCTTGTCTATGATTTCCGCCGCCTTGTAGTGCCTTGGATTGGAGGATGGAAGATCATCCGTTAAGCCTGGCTTGATAGGCGACTTAGGTAATCCAGCGGATTCACGATACATCTTACGAACCATTGCTTTCACCTCTGGAAGCTCCTTCATCCCGTCTACAAGCAGTCCAGAACCCATTACTAGGTTGCCGTTTACATCCGTAGCTCCACCGAGCTTGTAGTGCAAATCCTTAACGATTGGAGTTGCTGCAAAGACAGTCTCAAAAATATCCTCAATCTTTCTGCGTAACGGAGTTTTAACTGCTGCCTTTGTTAGCTTTCCAGATACAACATCATCAAACAAAGCTGCCGTGCCATTATCTGTGAAGAACTCAACAGCCGCATCTTCAATGCCGATTCTAGGTAATCCTTGGGCATCTAGTCTTTCGTTGTAGGTATCGTAGAACTGTTTGAAGTCTTTATCAAGATTTCCATTTATGTCTCGCACTAGCCCAGGTCTTGTCTCATCTCCGAGCATTCTGGCTGCAATAGAATCATCCATTCCGTGTTTAAACGTCAATGAATGAAGCGTCTCATGCGAAGTTAATGCACGAACAAATCCCGACTTGTCATTTACGTTTACCGTAATGGTCTTGGATGATGGGTTGAAAGAACTATTCCCTTCTTTTGTAAATTGCCAATCCCAAGTATTTGGATAAGCTGAGTCGTAAGTGGATATGAATTGTTTCAAAGGTTGGTCTGGAATAGCATCAAAAGCTGCCAGTTTATCCTCTCCAAGTTTTTGTTGTTTGCTTCGATAGTTGTAGAAGTCGCCAGTTTGCCTTTTAGCAAGGTCTTGCTTGCCACCGCCGACAACCCTTGCAAACGCACCGAAAACCAATGCGTTAGCCCCAACACGCTTCATGGCTTCATCATCTAATCCGTTGTTATTGATTGCTTCGTAAACTGCTAATGCTGGGGCGAGCTTTGCACCTTGTTTAACGCTTCCAACTGCAAAGCGAGCAGCAGGTGACGCATAATCTAAGGTTGTTGCCATTGCTTTACCAATGCCACCCACGTTTTCATTAGCAGCAACTCTACGCCAGAACGGAGTGGAGTTCTTCATCTGAACAAGCTCATCACCAACTACGTTTGCAAACCTTGCTGTTTTGCCAAGAATTTTGGGAGCAACAGATAATCCAATTCTGGCAGAAACATAAGTTGCAAGTGCAGCTTGTGCCGTAGGATTACTTGCAACAAAAAATCCAGTAAATATCTGTCCTGTTTTATATCGTCCAATAATCCCCTCTAATGCTCTAAGTCCCCTATTAGTAAAAGCAGCAGCATTGCCTAATTTCTCAGCTGAAACTTCAACGCCTTTTACTGCACCGGCAGTTACTTTTCTCGAAATATCAAAAGGCTTGGATTTATCAGCAAGTTCAGTAAGAGCTTTTGTTCTTACAGTTTGATTAACCGCAAGTCCTTCTTCCATTTGAGTTGCTGTGCGAGCCAAATCATCTACCGCACTTGTGCTTGATGCTACAAGCGGAGTAAGTTTTGCTGTTGTAGCCGAATCACCAACTTTTACAGCATCATCTAGTTGTTTAACAAGCGTTTGGTTTAAGGCTTTGGCAGCATCAAGTTGTTGAGTAATAATTGGTGCTGCTTTTTCAAGTCTTGATATTTGAGTAGAAGCTATATTTGCTGCATTAACAGCACCCTTAACTCTGCCAAGCATAGCCATTTTACCCAATACTGATATGCCCCCAGTTGCCACCGCTAAAACTGGATTCAATGGGTCACCCGCAACCATACCAACTGTTTTGGCATTAATTAAGTCTTGTTGTAATTTACTCTCACCAAGCTCTCCAAATCTTTGTTTATAATCATCAAGCGTTTTAGTATAAGCATCAGCTACAACACTTGTCCCAGTAATCGCATCAAAAGTTTCTGGTGCGGTTACTATTCTATTTAACTTAACTCTCGTAGCAACAATGAAATCATCTCGATCTTCTTGATCTTCACTTCTAATTGGTTGACTGAAAAAAGCAGTAGCTTTAATTGGCGTGTCTGCCATTATATTGTAAGCTCCAGATATAGCACTTAAACGCTTGGTTAATTCTTCTGAAAAAGAAAATCCTTGTCCAGTTACAACTTTTTTCATAGTTGGGACGGGAGTCAAATTGTAAACACCTTCTGCAAAACTTAATAACCCCTTTCCGAGTTCTACAAAAGTATTGCCACCCTCAACTTTATCTAGTCCTTCTTCTTTTCTGATTTTGAATTGTTGATACTTACTTTCAACAGAAGGATCGGAAAATTTACCAGATTCATCTTGGTCAATAGCATTGGTAATTAGTGTCCAGTCATTAACCTCGTCAACAGGAAGTAAATCATCTGTATTGGAGGTGTAAGCCTTGCCTTTATCAGTTAGCTGTCCATCCTGCATGAAACCTTGATCCTCCATAAGAAGATAATCTTCACCGAGTTTGGTAGCCTCTCCTTTTTCATCAACTAATCCACGTTGCTTCATCCCCTCTTCTGTAAGGAATTCAGCAGGAGTTAATTTAGGCTCTAAAAAACGAGGATCACCAACAGGAAGTTGGCTAAGATAATCTTCCCGTGCTTTTTGGAATCCAGCAAAGTTACCTTGAATAAGCCCTGTAACTTCTTTTATCGCATCAGGAGCAAGTTTATTAAACTCTGTTTTTTCTTCTTCGGTCATCTTAGTGGTGATGATTTAATCTTAGCTCTAAGTCTATCTGTTGCGCTTTGTGGTTTTTCAGGAGTGAATTGTTCTGTTGTATCACTTGGCACTAGGGATTCTTCATTTTGAATCTTTTTAATTGCAGCTTCTATATCAACAGGAAGTGCATTTCTTGCAAGCATATCTCTTGCTACTTGGTTAATCCTAAGACCCCGTTGTGCAGCTTTTATTTTAAACTCGATTATCTTTTTGTTACCTTCAACCGACTTGTTTATGCCTGGAGCCAGTTCCTCTCTAAAGAATGTCATTTCTCTATCGGAGATTGCTCCTTTTGTTAGGTCAATAGCTTCCAGTGCCAGATTACCAACCAATGAGTTGAATTGTTCCTCGCTTGCAACATCTATTCCAAGCAGCCTTGCAGCCTTCACCTTGTAAGCTCCAAAAGAACCAGACTTAACCTCTCCAGAGTTAAGGAGAGATAAAGCCTCATTCATATTGATAAGCCGTTCTCCACCTTTATCTGTTGACTCAATAACTGCTGAAATTCGGTCATCAGCTTTTAACATTCTGTTTTCCTTTAGCCTTTCAAGTGAATCTAGTGGAGTTATTAACTGTTTGATGTTTGACGGTTTATCTCCTGTGAATCTTGCCATGTATTGCCCAGCAGGTAGATTAGCAGCAATGCGTTCGGCATCAGTCATTGCTCTTTCAGCCACTTCTGGTTTTACTTCAATAGGAACAGCCCCAGGAGGAAGCTGCGGCAATGTGCCAGTCATTTCGATAGGCGCGCCATCCACATTAGGAATCTGAACAGTAGTTGGTGTTCCCGCTGGCATAGGTGACACGTTAGAAACGTCAGATCGCCCGCCTGTTAATTCTGCTGCTGCTGCAATTGCCTCCGCATCGTTACGGGCAGGAAGAACCATTGCTTCTGAAATACCACTATTATCTAAGAAAGTTCCATCCCCAGGCATTGCTGTTCCCTCTGCTGTTGGCATAGGGAAATTTAAACCAGCATCAATTACATCTGGTGATCTAAAAGCTGAGCCTACCACTGATCCATCTAATCTGCGTGTCTCTCCAGTAGAAGGATCAAATGTTGTCGGAACTTCATACTGTTTTCCATTTATAGTTTCAGTAATTTTTCCTTGTTGAAGATTTACGCTTCTAGGTGAAGGAGCATTCCTAGCGTTAAGTTGCGCCATTTGAATCGCATCAGCTTGTCTAGCATCAAAACGCCCAAAGACATTAGGAATCATACCCTTGCCTTCATCTAGCAATGCGGCTTTCTCAATAGGACTAAGGTTAGGATCATTGTAAGCCTCTAGGAATGGACGCAATGTTTCCTCTGCGCCAGTAATCCCGTAAGAGCCACCGAGCGTTATTGCAGCTTCAATAGCTTTAGCTGACGCTTTATTGTAAGCATCAACTTTTTTCTGCTGTTTCTTGGCTTCTCCAAAGTCCTTAATTACCCCACCAATACTAGCACCAAGGTTAGCCACCCCCTGAGCTTGCGTAGCAGCAGCATTAGCGAATCCGCTGTAATCTTGTTTAAATGACTCAGGGTTGATTCCCGAACCAAGCATCTGTCCTCTTCCGTAAGTTGCCATATTGTTAAGTTATTAAGGGCCTGGTTTAAAAGCTTTAAATGCTGAACCAGCTACCTCTCCAATCATGTTCATCATTCCTGCTGAATGCGCTGCTCTAGCTTGAGCGGTAGCTGATCGTGCAGCAAGTTGGTTAGAACGCTGTGCCGCACCAAGGTTAAGCCCAACAGAAGTATCGAATAATTGTGGAGTTCCCGCACCAATCGAGCCAAGCCCTGTATTGATGAATTGTTGACCTTGTTGATACGATAATGGTGCGGAACTCAAAAGACTAAGCCCTGGACGGGTGTAAAACTCTTCTGCGGCATTGTAAGCATTCTGCCTTGCTTGTGTTGCTTCAGCACGTTTGCGAGCAAAAACATCCTCACGCCCCATGACTTCAGAAGCAATCGCGGCATTACCACCCAGTCTGCCAGCAGCAGAAGCCGCCTCACGCGCTGTTTGTTGGTATCCACGTTGCTCTTCTGGGCTAATCCGTTGGGACGATGCATAAGCCCGTCTAGCCTCCTCATCAAAGCCCTGCACAACTGCTGCTTGCTCTGGGGACAATGACTGCATAAGTCCACGGGTAAGCCCTGTTTGCCCAGTCATTTGACCTAGTTCAGCAGTCCTTGCTTCACCTAAGCCCATGCCAGCTTGTTGGGAGGCTTGATTACTAAGCCCGAAAATACCTTGCTGCCCACTTGTGCCACCGAGGAATGATTGAATATCACCAAGGTTCAACCCTTGGAAGCCAGGACGGAATTGTTGCTCTTGTGAAAATATCTGAGGTAGAGCCGCAGACATACCAGAAACGTATTGCTGAAGGTCTTTCGCAATATCCATCTTTGGAGCTTTGATTGCCTTTGGTTTACTAAATAAACCACTAAATATGCTTCCCATAATCTTATCGTAGTTTTGAAAAAAGTTTTTCTGTGTTCATTAGCCTAGTGCGCTTGATCCTTTGAAGTCACGGCAGAATGAAACGTATTCGTAATCATCTTTGAGGAATGCAAGCCCATTGCGCATATCCCCAGACCACATGGTGACATAGAGCGTGTCGGAATGCTCAAAAGCAACTGGCGTTCCAGGATCTTCGCTGTGTGAGTGAAAGCACAACGCAAAAACCTTTGGAGTCGAAAGCACAATGCCATAAGACAAGTGCCAACCGATAAGGCTTTGCAGGTCAATGTTGTTTGATTCATAAAGGGTAAGTGCTGTTGCTAGGTGCGGATTCATTCAGAATCATTCATACATAATGTTTACTGATCCTGCGTCAAAAGTATTAACTCCACCATCGGTAGTAAGTCGTATCCTATCTAGTGTTCCTGATAGTGTTTTAGATATTCCAGCGACATTACAGACAAGCGCTACTCTATCTCCACCGACAAAAGTAGCTACCCAAGTGTTACCAGTTATGTTCACCAACGTAAGAATTCCATCACAAGTGCTACTTGCGGCTGGCGAATTTAGAATAATCCCAGAAGAAGCAGCTAACCTAGAAGGTGTAGCTTTGATTTCAACAAAACAACCTGAGTAACCAGATGTTTCAACACCACCAGAATCTCCAAGTTGAACAATAACTGAACTTGTTCCGTTTGTGCTTACTTCATTAAGCATTACAGTAATGCGTTTAACCGTGGACGGTATAGATGTAAAATCAACACTTGTTCCGCTGGTTGTAGCTACCGCTGTTCCCCTTGTAATTACTGCTGCTACTTTGGTATCAGTATAAGCCTTAATACTTTGTTGGGTAGCCAATGCTGTTGCACTGTCGCTGGCCATGTTGTCCTCGTCAAGAATAGAAACCTCGGATACAACACCAAGCGAGCCAGAGACATTTCCCAAAGCTTTCATGTCGGTTACATATTGCATTTTAGCATATGTAACACCAGTTGATGCACTAGAAGATGATGCGATTGCACTTGTGGTAACAGCATTAGATGCTATTTCGTTTGACGTAATTCCGCTTGTGGCGACCTTCATCTTACCAGAAACCAAAGCAAGTGTTCCACCAGAAAGGGCATCGCTAGTAAATAACGTCTGATCAATAATGTTATTCATCAACGTGCTAGTAATAACTTCGTTGGTAGTAAAAGTATGGGTTGTATCTACGACTCCTGGCATATTAGAACTGGGAAATAATTTGTCTGTTTGTCACCGATCCAGTGACCTTAATAGAGGTTATCTTAGGAGAACCGATTGTTCGTGTCAAGGTTAGGCTTCCTACATAGCCTCTGATGCCGCCAAGACGGAAGCGAATGTTGCCTGTCTCATCTTCAGGAGCCGCGCCTGTGCCAAGGACTGTGCCTCCAAGGAAGTCGGTTGTAGTTCCAATGCTCTGGTTGTTATCTGGATCTTCCGCTGCAAATGAAATATTATACTCACCAAGCCCACCATCAACGCATTGCATGGTAACTTGCCCATCGGTAAAGCGTTTACGGTCAAGGTTACCCAATGCATACCCCCTAGTAGTCAAAGAGGAGTCAATCGAAAAGCTAGTTGCTACCCCACCAGATACCAAAGTATCATTGGAAGTTTCAACTGCCTCTAGTTCATGCAATCCACCCAAGGATGTTACCGCATAAAGGTTGTTTCTCTCCGCTGCACTACCAATAATGATGTTTTTGATGGCAAAATCACTAGCTCCAAAGGTGTCAATCGACTCCCATGCCTTGTTTAAGAAGTTAAATATCAAAATCGTGTTGTTCCCAAGGGCATCGTTCGCGCCAACCACAGAATCCAACGCAACCGCAAGGTAATATCGGTTGTTATACAGCACCCCAACAGCATCAGCCGCTAAATTTTTGTTAATCCGATCAATATACGGCTGGATATTTTTAGAAATAGGCTCATCTGCACCACGAAGGTTGTAATCATTTAAGAATTCAACAGCATAAACGCCCTCATCAGACAAAAAAAACATAGCGTTACCCTTCATCACGACACTTTTACGCGCCAAGCAGCCAACTTCATCCGTCAACTGCGTAACTTTGGTGTCATTCAGGCTACCAGCCGTCCCACTTATCAGATGCAAGCTATTACGATTCAGCACAACAAGCTTGTCGTCATAGAATCCTTGCATTGCCACCAAATAATCCGCTGTTCCACCAGTAATCCGAAACTGATTGGCAATCTGGTCAAATGTATGGCTGTCTAAAATATCCGATATGGCTATCTCATCGGTAATGTTTCTATCCGTATAGGTTGGAGTGTTAAATGTTCCTGCAGGAGTATAATAAAATGGCACCCACAATCTACGCTGGAAGTAAACTCCCCAAGGAGGAGCCGGTTGATGAATAAATCCCCCACCCACACTAAAGCTGCCACCAAACTCAACCTGTAATCCACCACCGAGGGTTGCCAAATCAGCTATTGGAGCAAAAAACGAAACATTTGTGCTAGTAGCACTCAACACTTCAAAAGATTTACCGGAAATAGCACTAAATTCAGGAACAGTAGTTTCGTAAATAACAATGGTGTCACCTGCTGCAATAGTAGTATTTCCAGTAACTGTAAGGCTTACAACCCCATTGGAAACAGAACCATCGTTTCCAACCGTAGTAAAGATTTGTGGCTGAGTGTAAACCCCTCCAGGGACAAGCGTAAAGTCTGCTTTCATTACTGCATCTGTAACTCCAAATGTCACTGTCTGGGATGTAGTAAAAGTATAAGTAAAAACATCTTTATCAGTAACTGTGGCAACAGTAAACGGCCCATTAGCTGGTGTTCCTCCAGTCAAATCACTGACCACAATAGAGTCTCCCACAGTCAATCCGTGATCTCGAACCCGCATGGTCACAGTGAACGCACTAGAACTAGCACTCTCAATCTGCCTACCATTAGGAAACCACTCAAATGCTTGTTGCCCCTCACGGAATAGATACACACGATCAAACGCCTGTATCATATCGGTGTCTCCAGCTAAGGACTGACCAGTTGGATACTCAATATCCTGCGTAGTGTAACCATCAAGATCAACCAAGATAGCCTTGGAATCCAATGCCAACACCACGCTCTCAGCGTTACTGGAATTAGGGTCACTAAATAAACAAGATGCGTTTACATTCACGTTAGCAGCATCATTGATGGGAGTAGTAGTCAACGTGCCTGTTTGGTCACTAATCGAAGTCAGCCCCACAACAGCATACGTCAACGTGCTTGCACCCGTCACAGTCAAAGTAAAATCACCATCCATCACGGCATTACCGACTAACCCAGTAATCCTACCCAACGCTGTGCCGGTCAACCCATGCGCCACCGAGGTAGTTATCGTAACAACCCCAGCCGTAACACTAGCAGCAGTAATGCTCTTAGCCACATCAATCAAAAAGAACGGCAACTGCAACGGACTCCCACCACTGGTCAATGATCCCGTCCTAGCTATAATCCCACGACGAGGCTTCCAATACCCCTCCATACGCCCATTCAAACTCTCCCTTACCTCCCCAGCCTCAAGCTGATTCAACTGTAACCTCTGATTAACACCCGCAAACCCACCATCCCCATCCGAACCTTGGGCATCATCCATCGCACTGCGACTCTGGGCATATTGACTCATTAGACGCTATACGCAATAACAACTCCACTGGTCACCGTCAATGCCGTAATCCGACCACCAATACCGACTCCCGCAGGAATAGTAATAGTCTGCAATCCCGTAGCATTCGTAAGGTTCGGTGCAGTAAATACGCTAAACACCGTATCAGTAACCACTTGCACCCAACGGAATGTTCCCGTCACCGCACCACTAGACGAGGTAATAACCTGACCGCCACCTTGACCTTGAATATCGTATGAAACTGGACTGCTCATGCACAACTTCTAGCACACTCAACAACCTTGTCAAGCAGTTTCCCCCTTTACTCATTTTTCCAATGGGTGGGTTACCGCTCAGAAATTCTCTAGCCATCCCGACCTCGACCCCCTCCCCCCCTAACGCGACTAACTTGCAATAGCGAATCACTTGCGTATAGAGCGATCGTTTGAATGGTGTTCGGATGAGTAGTGCATGGATGGATAGCATTGCTAATTGAAACGTACGCTTGAATGAATCGATTGAATGAAACGTACGTCTAGGTAGTGTTCACATGAATAGTGTGCTGTCGAACATTGCCTATTCTCAATCGCTCGTTTGAATTGTTCCACGGAAAATGTTCCACGACGCCGCGAAACAAACATCAAAGAAAATTGATTTTTTGCTTGACACTAACAATCGGGTATAGTTATACTGTACTTACCAAGGGAATTGGTTGGCAAAGCACCTAGCAAAAGCAAAGCAAAGGTTGCCGCTTGTTGGGGATTATTTATGGGAATAGTGAATAGGTTTCCAGACTATATATCACTAACCTTATCCTTATATCCTTATATCCTTATATCCTTATCCTTATATCTCTATCTTTAGCCATTGCTCTTGTGCTTTGCTCTTGTCGTACCACTTGACCTTGGTTTACAGCTCGCTTGGTTGCCGGATTTGATAAGATCCTTAAAATATTTTCCACTTATTTGTCTAGCAGATAATCGCTGAAATCGCTTGTGGTTGCTAGGGTTTGCGGCTTGGCAAGCTAAAAATGAATATTTATTTTAACTATTTAGACAAAAAGATGTGGACAAACTACAAACACTTGGTAAGTTGCTCGTGTCGCCAGTGACGGCAACGATAAAACAAAACAAACAAAACAAAAGACAAATGACAACTGCACAAGCCTATTATGATGGATTAGCTCAAGATCAAGTTAAAAATTGCATGAGCAATCGGAAATTAAAAAATATGATGGAAGAAAACTATTCGATGCGAAAAAGATGGGATGAAGTCCAAACCGAAAAAGACATTGAAGATTTGACTTATTTTTACATGACGCAAAGGCGACAATGGGAAGGCTGTGTTGGGGCAACCAACGCTCAAGATGCGTTGGACTTTATCCACGGAAACCGAGATAAGAAAATTCACGAGCTAGGGGAAATTTACGTCAAATAAAGATATTCGCCATCTCCAAGGCTGAACGCTTAAAAGTCGAAACGGGGGAACCCGTCTTGCGATGTTGTCGCAACTGACGAGACTAAAAAACAAACAAAACAACCAAAAACATGACCACTATCACAAACACATTTCAAAACATCGACCTCACTACCAAAACCTCCGCCCTCAACTATCTCCGCAGTCTCGATCCCTTCACCGAGATTGAACTTCCCGGAGCCTACGAATCCAAGCCGAACAACCCCGTTGCCGATGCGGTGGCAGTCATCGCCGACGAATCGCCCAACGCATGGGCTACTACCATGAACCGCTGGGCATGGACTGCCGGTGAACTCGTGGAAGCCGTGCTCGTGAGACTATAAAACAAACAAACAAATAAAACATTATGAAAACGCACTACTGCATTTACCAATCAGGAAAAACCAACATCGAAGCCGCTTGCATTGCAGGCGTGGGGGAAAAGTTAAAAAGCCCTTACAGCGGGGAGACCTTTGACGCTTTGATTGCCGAGCTGAATGACAAGCGGGAAGAGGGAAGCCCTGTCTTTCAAATTATGCCCTTGGAAGAGGCAATGTCGCTGATGGAAGAGGCGTATAACGCCAAGTATTGCAGCGACTGGAAAGAAATCACGGAAGAGGAATGGTACGAAAACCTTGAAGTCTTGCCGCCTGAGAAATGGGAAACCGTGCGCGGCGTGAACATCTTTAGAATGTGCGAATATTTGACTGGAAACATCACAGCGCATTTTGCAAAGCTCAACGGCAAGTTCTTTAGCCGTAACTGCTCAACTCGTGAGACTTACGAGGAACTAGCTGAACAAGTTGCCACTATCTCAACCCACAACTAAATAAACTTATGAAAACAAATCTGTATTTTTGCCAGAAAGGAAAATTCGCTGGGTATTGGAGAAGAATACCTTTTAACTATGACTACTTGAAACTAGCAAAAAGGGGACATTATACAATTCAAACCATTGCTTAGCAAACCAAACGCCTCTGTGGAGGCACGCACCAAACCGCTATGAATACACCAAACAACTTCGAGGCGTTGCCTCTCACGAACAAGCCAATCACACAATACCGCGTCACATTCACTCAACCCGCCACGACGTCAGGAAATGTCGAATATGGAACGCAATGGTTCGACTCTCTCGAAGAAACTGAGGCGTCTAAGTGGATGAACCAAGAAAACGCAAAGATCGTAACTTGCGAATATCAGCCATGACAACCAAACACACCGCATTCATCACCAGGGAAATCGAGATTGAAGTAGAATATCGCTACCACCCGCACCGGAACGCTACCCATTACGACCCTCCAGAATACGCATCCGTTGACATTCTGACCGCCACACTCGACACCGGAGAGGAAATTGACCTGACCGATGCGGAAATCGAAGCACTCACCCAGTCGATCCTAGAAAGTCCACCAGAACGCCCTCACGATTACTAACTCACACCCATAAAAACAAAATGCACACGCAAATCCATACAACCGCTAGGGGGGATGTTTTTCTCCCGTCCACCATGCACAAAGCCACGCGCCAAAGCAGAAACCGCAGAAGACCCGAACCGCCTTCACCGCTTGGCGTTTGGCTTCTGATCGTTATCACGTCCACCATCACCGCAATCATCACCTACCTCCTAACAAAATGAGCCTTTACGAATCCACCATAGAACCCACGCAACCGCTTCCTGACTATGACCCTGCAATGGACGCGCCAGAAACACCCGCAATGCGCCGTAAACCGCCCTTTGAGACGATTAAAAACGAAAGAGGGAGGGCTTACCGATTCGAAGCATTCACCGTTTTGACGGGGTATTGTAAGGGCTATTGGGGGGGTAAATACGCATCAATCTTCATCGTTTCTCCCCAGTGGCAACCGCTAATTATGTGCGATCGAAACGACATTGCTAGGCTTCTCCGATTCAGCCGAAAGGGGAGTGTATGCTAATCGACAACGCACCCGCACTTATCCGCGCCGCAGCCGAGGTTATGGGAGTAACCCCAGAAGCCGTGACAGGCAAACGCAAGACCCTAGCTGAATCACTCGCCCGGCAAATCGTGATGACGCTATGGGCAGAATCACACTCCCTCCAAGCCTCATGTGAGATTGTAAACCGCCATCATCACACAGCAGCATTTTACGCAAGGCAGAAGATTCATGAGCGCATCGGCTATTGCGATTCCACCAGGGAACGTCTCGCAAAAGTTTTGCAAAAATACTCAGAAAATATCCTTGCAGAGTCCAACCTTAACCAATAAAACCCTCTCCGATGAGTCCAATCCTCATCACTATCACGCAAACCAATAAAAACAAATGAACCTAGAACATAGCACACCAGAACTATTCACCGCCCTTGCCAAAATGCAGGGAGAGGTCGAAAACGCCACCAAAGGGAGTATAAACCCTCACTTCAAGAGCAAATACGCAGACTTGGCAGAGGTATTAAACACCGTTCGCCCAGTCCTCGCTTCAAACGGTCTATCCGTTATTCAGTCCCCGTCCTTCGATGGGGGAATCTGCCATGTCACCACTACAATCGCCCATGCCGGCGGAGGATACATCTCTGGCACCATGTCATGCGTCCCTGCCAAGATGGACGGGCAAGGCATCGGAGCAGCCACAACCTACCTTCGCCGTTACAGCCTAGCAGCCGTCTGTGGAGTCGCCCAAGAGGATGACGATGGAAACACCGCAGCGCATACCAAGCCTGTCAGCTACCCTCTTATCTCGAATCTGGAGGCAACTCGAATTAAGGACAGCATCGAGTCGCTCAACATCGACGAATCCGCTTTCCTCCGCCATTATGGAGTCAAATCAGTCGGGCAACTGACCACCGACAAAATCCCTGCCATCGATAAGGCATTTATCGCTAAAAACAAATCCAACACCACCACCGCATGAAAAGAACAACACGCACATCATTCCAAACCCCGACCCGCAGCATAGGACGTGACGCAGCCATCACGGTTGCGCTCATGCTCGCACTTGGGAAGCCTAAAATCACCATGCTTCAGAAAATCAAACGACTGTTTAAGTGATAACCAACGCACAAATAGAATACAATCTAGGGAAGGCTTACTACCTTCGCACCGCAAGCCCAAAGAATCTCAATGGGCCTGTCTCCAAATCCCTGCTTTGGGATTTCAACGATTCACCTTACAAGTGGAGACATTCCACCGGCAGGGAAGTGACCCGTGCAATGGATCTGGGAACGCTGATTCACTCAGCAATCCTAGAGCCGAACATCCCGCTGACTGACATCGCAGCCGTATCACCATTCGCTGACTTCCGCACCAAGGCAGCCCAGGAATGGAAAGCTGACCAACGCGAGATGGGTAAAATGATCGCCACCGATGAGGACATTCGCGCGGCTTCTGGTTGCGAGTTGGTCTTTTCCGAGGATTACGCCCAACGATTCGCAGGTGGATATAAAACCGAGGTTGCCGTTTTCGGCATGATCGGAGCCACCGAAATCAAAGGCATGATTGACCTCGTTCCTGACAACCTAGATGTGCTTGTGGATCTCAAGACCACGGCAAAAATCGGGAGCTTGTTTGACATTGCGAGAACGATCATTTCCCGTGGTTATCACTGGCAAGCCGCCCTCTACTTGGATCTGTGGAACGCAGCCACTGGAGAGAAACGCACTCGGTTCGTCATTTGCTTCATCGAGGTAAGTGAGCCGCATGAGCCAGCATGGGTGGAGGTATCCCCAGAGCTTATCGAGGTTGGACGCGCTGGCTACATGAATGCCCTCGCTAAATGGCAATCGTGCGTTGCAATTGACGCATGGCCTCGCCAGCATGAAGGTATCACAATGATCGAGAAACCTGCTTATCTGTAAATTGATGGGGGGAGCGCATCCTACACGCTCACTAACTAAATAAAAAAATGAGTGAGAAAATAGACGTAAAAGGAACAGTCGAAACAATTCTTGAAATCCAAGAGTTTGCTTCGGGATTTAAGAAACAAACCCTAGTCATCGATACGGGTGGCAAATTTCCCCAGAAGGTCGCCATCGACTTTGCAAAGGAAAAGATCGAACTGATCGCAAACCTTGTGAAAGGACAAGAGGTTACAGTCGGAGTCAACATCCGTGGTAATGAATATAATGGGAAATACTATGTATCCCTTGCCGGTTGGAAGGTCGATGCTGGAGCCGTGCCCGAGGATCAAGATGACGATATTCCCTTCTGATGTAACAACCGAGCCGCGACGGTAAAAATCCCCACGCCCTGGGAATCGCAGCAGGGCAAATTTTCAACTAATAAACACAATGAGACTAGCACTAACATTAACCACATTAGCCGCATTTGTAATTGGTGCGGTGTTGACCAGAAAGAACGACCAAGGTGAGGCACAGCCTCCCGCAACAAAACTATGAATACATTCAAAGACTCAACGGGAGGCTGTTGTCCTCCGCCGCCTTGTTCGCCTTGGAACCGTGGCGACAAGCCCCCAACGCTCCCGCTTACCGTCATTGGCGTGGTGGGTAGCAAGCCTGTCCTCGTCTGGTATCACTCACGGACACGCTGCTGGCATGACAATCCCGCTGCATTCGGAAGCGTCCCCGTGGAATGGTGGCAATACCTTCCAGACTGCGAATTGTTGAAGGCGAACAGCCAAGCACAGCCGCCAAAGGTCGGCTGATGCTACCTGTTCTAAAATTAAACAACCAACCAGAACGAACTATGAAAACAGAAGAACAACAACGCAAAGAGTTTGAGGAATGGGCTTTAGATAAAGGCTATATGATGAAGCGATGTAAATATGAAAATACCTCCTATATGTCTATTGCGACTGATGGGGTATGGCAAGCTTGGCAAGCCGCGCAGGACTCCGCCTCAAAAACAAACAATCCGGCTGTATCCGGTTAGGTCTCACGACTTGTTAGCCTCTTTGAATTATGAGAACGCCCCACATGGAAAATAAATCGGAAATCATAGCAGACATGCAACGCGCCAGAGCGCGAATGCTTGAATATACACAGGGATCGGAACAGTGGTGGGTTGCCTACTACGATCTACGCCGCGCCGAATCACGTCTCGGCTAACGTCAATGTGAACCTGCCGGATACAGCCGCGCAGGACTCCGAATCACCAACTAAGCAGAACGAACTATGAATGAAGAACAAAACCGCAAAGAGTTTGAGGAAAGATTTAGTCACTTTGACCTAAGCAGAAATCCACTCAACGGAATATATCTTGATTACGGTTCCGAAGGGGCTTGGAAGGGATGGCAAGCTGCGAGGGAGCGGCAGTGGATGCCGATTGAGACTGCGCCGAAAGATGGGACTCAAATACTATCTTTTGCTGAGTGGGAGGGCATTACTGTTTGTTCATGGTTGGAATGCTCTGAAATTTGGGAGGAAAAAAATAAATATGGATGGGCTAAATATTACGACACTATTCAAATGTCATACGAAACCTTTGAGCCAACCCACTGGATGCCATTACCTAACACACCAACCATCGAGAAGATATGAAACATAGAATCAAACGACTGTTTAAGATGAGAATCAAACGACTGTTTAAACAACCTAGTGTTAATATGAACACCTACCAAAACAGGGGTACTAAGAGTCTGTTTAGTACTTTAAACTTTTTAAATAACATAATATATAGGGATTTTGGCACAGTCTAAAAAACAGAAACCTAAAAACAAAACTGCTAAAGTTCCACAAAGACCCCTTAGACCCCCGACCAACTCGACTCTCCACAACCAACAAAACACTCCCATGATTAACCCACAATACGAAGACCTCACCAGATATACCGCGCCGCCCGACTCGATACCCGAGCCTCCGACATACCTCCTCTCACAGATCATCCGATACGTCGAGAGCATGGCTCCGAATCCATACCACTACCACTACACGATCGAGGAGATCGTCGATCTCTTCAACGAAGCATCCGACAACCTCACCGACCAAGAAACCGGTATTCAGAAAGTATGAAAAATAAACTCGAACCATCACCGACTGGGATCTACAACAAGCAGAGCCGCCTGCAATGGCACGCGGTTGCTTTTGTCGGCACGAACGACGAACCTTACCTAGTCGCCGCACCGACACGCCGAGGAGCGCTGGCTCACGCCTACAAGCATACATCCGAGCGCAACCTAGTCGTAGAGCGGATCAATATCAGGAAAGGAATAACAGCGTGAAACTTTGCTATTGCCAAACCATCACCAATAACCAACAATCGTTTAGATGATCGCAAAGATGAAAGCAAAATCATTTCAGTCAGCCATCGCTGGCTATTCAGCGAAGCAGATCGCAGCCGCGATCGGGTGCAGCCTGTCGACGGCTTACGATTGGCGATCAGGGCGACGCCAACCGCCTAAGTGGATCCAAGCCACATACATCGACGAGATCCGAAACAATGCAACACCATGAGCCTAGACTCAAAACACCATGATTATTGACAACCTCACATCTTATGAACCAGACATGGCGGAGTTGATCGATACCGAGGAAGAGATCATCGCGGATGACATCGGCGTCAGCATTAAGCAGGCGCGGCGGATCATGAAGATGCGCGACGACGCGGTGATGAGGAATCAATCGCTGATCCTCGCCCGGGTGATTGGGCTTATGCTTCAATCCTCGAACCTTCCTGCGACCGTTCACGCGCTGGCGCTGGCATCGGGACTAGATCAGCTGAACGGTAAGAAGAGCCAGGCGGAGATCGCGCGGGAGCTTGGCTGCACGCGGGCGCTGATTTCGCACTACACGGTTGGGATCCGCGACATCCTGAGCGGGAAGGATTCAAACTTTGACTGCCTGAAATACCGCAAGAGTCAAGCGTCGCGCGAGGTCTATAAAGCCAAGGCGACCGATCCATTTACCAAGGCCAAGGCAGAAGCCAGGGCAAGACATTCTAACCAATAACAACACTATGGAAATCATCGACACCAATA